GCAGCGATCCGCTCTGTTTTAGATATGCCTGACGGGACACCGAATACTCCGGAAGATATGGAAGCGTTGACATATGAAGAAGCCAACGATATAGAGCAGATCCTTGTAATCGTGGAAGAAATCATGAACCGGGTTGTTTCAGGGTTTCGTCGGAGCGGTCAGTTTGCGTTTTGGAGCGGAACGTTGGGGCTTCCATGCGCAGACAGTGATTTCGGTCGTACATGGGAGGAATTAGACAAAATGGAACGAGAGTGGAACGATTTGGAAAACGCAGACTGGTATCTTTTGGCCTATGGAAATTTGGGGGTGACAAAATGACTGATTTAACGTTCCAGGATCCGAAAGGGCTTGTGAATCGTGCAGCATTTAATGCGCGGTTTTCGGTGCTGAATGAGCTGTATCGGTATTGGTGGAAGCGGATAGGTGTAAATGGATCCATCATAAAAAGTGACATTACTGCTCCTGTTATCATTGGGGACAAATCTGCAGGCGTATCGATTGCGTATGGTACAGATCTAAAAATTAAATCAGATGGATCTGCGGAGATTGTTGACCCAATTGAATATAAAACCACTTGGATATCATCCGACGGAGCGCAGGAAGCGGCAGAGACGCTTGCATCTTTTGCTCCATGCTATCTGCGAGGTTTAACTGGTGACCCTGGCAATATATATTACCTTCCGAACGGAGCAACCTATGGAAAAGAATTCGATCTTCCGCTTCAAACAATATCGTACCAAACAAGTAATGTGTCCTTACAAGTAGACGGCGTTTCTGTAAAGGCACAAAAAGTATCTGTTAGCACAGAAATATCTGATTGGGAATATGTATTCTCTGATAGTCGAAATGCTTATCCTGATTTTGGAGAAAAAGATGGATACGAATATCAATACCTCGGTGTTCCGTTTGAGAACGCGAGGGAGAGCACCAAAATCTCTATTGGTAGCTATATCGGAACTGGGAAGTATGGAAAATCAAACCCAAATAGGATAGTTACAGGATTCAAAGTGCGCATGCTAATGATTTTTCAAGAGCGCGACAGCGCTGGAAGCATTTCCCCCTACAATACTAAGTATTTGAGTCCAGTTTTTTCTTATGGTAGCGAGATTATATGGTTTATAAGCCCTCCAGGTAGTACAGCATATTTTGTCAGTAATTGCAGACGTCTAGACCCTGAAAAACCACTACTTATCAAGATGGATTTTAATGATGACAACGTATCTTGGTATGTTGTTAGCGATGGAATTCCAGCAGGTAATGTGCAATCAGGGGATATTGGTCAATACAATGGATCTGGCATAACGTATCACTATTTGGCACTTGGATAATGAAGCATTCAAAGGAGGAATGACCTATCAAAGATCGCAACGTCCAATTTCCGAACCGCTACAAATTCACGAAAGTAGCAGGAACGGATGATATTTATGATATTGAACCTGCTCCTGGCGAGGTCGAAGAAGAGGGGGATTATTTCAATAAAGCGAATATGCTGCAGGATGTTACAGCAGAGAAATATGGTTTGGATAACACGGCAGTCCCGAATGATGTGTTTAATCTTCTGTGTGACTCCCCGGAGCACATTGGAGATCTAAAACAAAGTTTACGGGCAGACATAGGAGATCCGTGGCTTTTGTGCAATGGCGAACAGTTCCGCACAGACGATTACCCAGAGCTGGCTAAGTTGTGCAACAAAGAGCTGACGAAGTATCAGACACTCTACGATCTCGGTAAGATTGTCGAAGAAACTCATCCAGGCTATGCTCGCATTTTTCAAATCATTTACGTCAAAGAAAAAGGAAAGTGGTACGTATACTCAAGTAACAAATATGATGGAGATTATCAGTGGAACTACTTCCGATTGACTATTGTTGATGCTGCAACGGGTGCCGCAGAGGGTCACGAAGTAAAAATTTTGAGTGAAGACTATAGTTTCTACCTTGACTATGCCTTTATAGCATACAACAATGGGCAATTTGCTTCAATGCATCCGCTTGATAACAACAAAGCACCTCTGATTTTATGGAGCACAGACGGTTACAATTTCAAAGCTGAGACGTTTGGCAATGGCCTGGCTTCGGACTACCAGTATTGGAGCTTTGATTACTTAATTGCATACAATGGTGAATTTGTTGGAGAAGCGATCTATAGGTGGAGTAACGGATACGAAGTGCGAATCTTTCACGCTCCTACTATCGAAGAATTTATCAATGTTTCAACATACCAAGCTACGAAGACGACAATTACAAATAGTTGGAGCCCATTACCAAATGCCAACGAGTGGTATGAAAGAACTGAACAATATGGTCAGGCAATTGTAGAAATGGTGTGGAGCGATAACAACACGTGGTGCCCGCATACCTTAATTGACGCTGCTCTTAAACCACATTACTTCGATGGTGCTGAATACACGCGGGATACTGGAACCACTGTCAATGTAAACAATGGCGTTACATTCAGAAAAATTGGAAAGTACTTCTTCATGTTTTCCAAATATGGGAGCGACAGTCAGCGCCATGCTTATGGGTACTGCGATACCTATAACGGAACATATAAGTACTGCCCAATGGTTAAAGCGTTTGATAACTTGGATTTTGATTATGATGAAGAAAGCGGCCTGTATTACAGATATCAATTGTCTGGAAATAATTTGCAACTCGTCTATGCAACATCTTTGACGGATACAACGGTGACTACGCAGACAATTGCGACTATACCTGGCGACACTAACATTATACAATTCTGGAAGTCTGATCCGTCAATGAGTGGGTTGCTGTCCTGTAAAAATGTTATTGTGCAAAATCCGACAGGCGATCTGGAATCTCCTGTATTACCTACTATAAGCGACTCTACACATTATACTTATGTGAAAGCAAAAGATCGATGACAGATAATTTCCGGCCAGCGGATGCCTTCGAAAAATGAAAAAACCGCCCCCCTGTTGGGGAGCGGTATAAGAAAGGACTTATTCTCGGTGTATCTCTATCAGATCGTTAAAAGAGAAAGGAATCTTTCAAGACACCGATACTGTCCACCGGTACTATACCACCATTTCAAACAAATAGCAATGGGGGAATCCAAATGAATTACTACTTAAACCCGCAAAAAAATGAAAATGGAGGGTATTCCAATTTTCAGAGCACGTCGTTTCGCGGAGCCATCGAACTTACGGAAGAACAAGCGAAAACCTTTCTTGCTTACAATGGCTTTGTGACCATCCAGCGGATTGAGAACGAGGAAACGGGCGAGATCGGAACGCTGGTGGAGCCGAACATGGAGGCATGGGAAGCGTGGAGGGCGGCGCAGGCGGAACAGCCGGAAGAACCGGAACCGGAACAGCCTGTGACATGGGCTTCGATGGCTGCTGCGATCCGGAAAGGAGTGAATGAAATTGACTGATCAGAAGTATGTTCTGGAAACCCTGCGGCGCGCAGGGAAATCGGCGGCGGAACAGATCCAGACGGCGGCGCAGGATATGACTGGCACACAGCTTTATGCAGAAGATGGATACATACCGGAGTTCAAAGCGGCATCGGAGC